CCGCTGTTTCCAAACTTCTCGGACCAAGATTCCGGGTCGAGCCAGGACGCACCACTGTTACCTAAGTTGTGGTTGTCTGCTGCCAGCATCCAAGATGGCACGGAGTTCATAGAGTTTTCTGCCATGAGTGTCTCTTATCGGGTAACTAACCCAAGTCCTGTGGTATTAAACATATTGATCTTAATAACCGGAGGATTCATCAGAAGTCTCTGGACATGCTCAGGCTTGGTTAGGTCGTATTTGTCCCCGCTAATCTTGACAATGTACTGAGCCCCTTTATTGGGCAGGGGAATACCATAGCCAGCAAAGTTCCGTTGAGCTTGGTTCATATCATTCGCAACTTGGTAGATGCGAGACAGACCTTCCGCAGCTTGGGAACTGGTAACCTCACCTTTTCGCATGGCTGCTTTCACAATCTCAACCACTGCACCAGGATCTTTCATCTTAGTTCCAGCAGCAGCCAATGGTTGAATCACCTTTACTACCAGAGGATTGGTTTTCAGTACGGGCGCATTCAGATAGCCAGACTCGGCCGCACCGATATCTCCCACACTGAAGGGACTATCTGAGCCAATATAACCCTTACCTTCAACACCTTCTTTAGTGCCGAACTGCTGGGCTACAATCTCATTGACATTCTTGTTGATTGCCTGGCTGATAGCTGCTTTGTCCTTTGAGCCTTTGACCTGGGGAGGAATGACACGAGCAGCCTCTGCCAGGATACCCTTGGTAACTTCCTGGCTAGCAGCCACTTGAATGTCCAGCTCCGGATCGAACACCAATTCAGCAGCGGCAGCGGCCGAGTTTCCAAAGACTTGCGTGCCTCCATTCTGCCTGGACTTGGTTCCAAGCTGATACTGGAGTTGGATATCTTTTCTGACCTGGCCCGACCTGAAGGATTCCAGAAGAGTTCTTTGCTCTACTTCATCCAAAGGAGTCTGCTTCAGAGTAGCCCGGCCTAGGTTAACAGTGGCAACGAAGTCTTCACTAAGTTTCTTCAGCTTAGCCTTGTCTTCCTTCTCGGCCTTCAGCATTTCCATGCGGATGCCTTGCTGTTCCCTCTCCCACTCAAACCTCTGCCGCTGCAAACCCTGATCTTCTTCTGCCCGCTGATTAGCTTTAATGCCCATCACAGCCTGGTTGCCGCTATAGCGCAGATTCAACTGCTCAATAGTAGCCTCCTTGGCGGCAGTTACCCCGGCTAGATTAAATCCCAGGCCCTCGATAGTTGCCTGCTCAGCCCGCACTTTCGCATCCGCCGCCGCAATCCTAGATTGGGCTTCGATAGTTTCCAGCGTGGTAAGTTCTGCCTTGCCCTTGTTGGTAGTGAAAGTTTCCTGCAGTGCATTGTTGGTATTAACAATGGCGCTGGAGATAGCCTGGCTCTCAGTCACATTGGCAGCCAGCTTATCCTTGGATTCCTGCAAGGTAATAGCATTGGCAACCCAACCAAAGAAGCCATCCTTGTCTATGGTAGACTCAGTCTTCCGGGTAACTTCCGCAGCTCGCTCCAACACACGGGAATTGGCTTTCTTCTGAGCAGCCAGAAGATCCAAGAGTGCGTTGGAAGTCTCAGTCACACCAGCAGCCTCTGCTGCCCTGACATTTTCCTTCTGCACATTCAGGAGAGCCAGACCTTGCTGACGTGCCACAGCCGCTGCATCATTGCCGGCCTGGGTAATAATCTCCCCTTGGCGAGCAGATGCAGCGGCTTGTTGGCCACGAATCTCTTTGGTCTTTTCTGCGGACTGCTTAATCTCCTGAGAAGCAGCAGTCACACCAGTCATGATTTCTTCAATTGATAGCAGCTTGGTGGCCATACTCATTCCCTTCAGGAACAAAGAATCCGATCAGATAGCAGATTGGCTGGCAGATATGAACTGTGGCCCAGCCCAAAAGATTCTTCCTCTTGCCAGTTACATGCTCGTAGCGGCAGTTAGCCACAGGGGCCAGTGCGCGGGAGAGCCGGGGAGATTTCTGCATCAGCGGCACAACCTTGTTGGCCCAGACACGATAGCCCCGCACAGTCTGAGCAGGCAAAGATAGGAAGTGCTCATGCCCAGCTTCGTAGAGCTGAGTATCCAGAAGGCCCTGCCGCTCCAACTCAGTGCAGATAACAGTCTTGGCCGAGGATTTCTTGGCCACAGACTTGCTAGATTGTTCCTCAGAGACAACCTGCTCAGCAGTCAGCTTGGCCAACTCACCTGCAATATCCGTGACGAACTTCTGGGTCAGCAGAGTATTCGTGGACGAGCCGTACATTCCAGCAGTGCCTTGGCCTTGCACAAGGGCAGTGAGTCCTTGCTCAGACCCCAGAACATCCTGCACAATCTTATCAAACCCAGCCTGATCCAGGTTGAGTTTGGACTTCTTGGTGCCACTGGAGTTATTAGTGGTGGAGCTGCGATCAAATCCAACACTGGACTTGGCCGCCATTTGGGACAGGATAGCTTCCATCATAACGGATTCTCCTTAACGAGAAAAGAATTGCAAGATTGCTTTGGCGTTACTGAGCACAACGCCCATGAAACCGCCTGCTGTAATCAGAACCCAGATGCTTCCGCGCCCCTGGTCTGCCAAAGAAACAAGGCGGGAAATCTGGTCGCCTTGCTGTTTAATAATCTCATCCTGGGCTTCCAGGTGCCTGTTCATAGATTCCAGGCGTTCAAGAACTCGAGCTAGGGTTACCTTCAACTCGATCACTTCCATATCCATTGCGGGGCTCCTGTATAAGTTAATGTATTATGAGATGGAGGGGGATTTAGTGTAGAGGGGATTATACCCCTATAACTAACCAGTATAAGGAGCCGCCCCCTCCAGTCAGATGGACTCTCAGGTTGCTGAGAGTTGTGCCAGTGGTTTCCACATGAATATGCTGAGCAGTATCCCGCCGAGTCAGTTGGATACTAAGGATCTGTTTCTCCAGAGGGGCTGGCAGAGGAATATTCTGGACCCCAGAAGACCCAAAAGTAGCCAAGCCCCCCTGAACAATCAGACCATTCTGCACAAAGTAGAAGGAATCAGCTCCCTGGAACTGGGGAGTTCCTAGAGCATCTGATCCTCCTAGCTCCTGGGCTGAGTTCCAGGTCATGCATCACCCCCAAGTTGGTAGTTCAATTCAACCAGAGAGATATCAAATCCTCCCTTGAACAGAACAGACACATTAGTTCCTTCTATCCTGGAGAGATACTTCTTACTGGACACAGTTGAGTCCGCCGCATGGTAGTAAGGAGTAACAGCGGCGCTTATGTCCAGGGAGTTCTCTGTGGTGTAATACCTCACAGTGAAGTTATCTGAGGTGGCCTTGGCTACCCTAAGCTCCTCCATAATCAGCCTGCGGGATCTAACTCCCTGGAACCTGCCTAGGAGAAGTACTCCCTGTGGCACAACTGAGGGAAACGCAGAAGCAATATCACAGAGTTTGAAGGCTCCTGTTGCTGTATTCAGCACTCCGAGATGTTCACTCACAGAGTCTGTGTAGACTGTGCAGAGATGAGTGTGGTTAACAACAAGCCTACCATACCTTCTCAGCAGGGTGTCATAGATATAAACCACCCGGAAGTATTCCTGGGTACCTACTAACTGCTCCGGCCTATCAACTGACACGCAGAGATACCTGCCTGCGAATAGATAAGGAACTCCTGCCTTGGCCCTGGGAGGCATAGGCTCCACGGAGAATGTGTCCGTAGTGTAATTAAAGGTATCTATGGAACTATTATGCTCCAAGAATTCCGCCAGCTCAGTACCTATTCTCTGCGCAGAATCATCCACAATGGCCAGAGGCGCATGGAAAGTATTGATATAATAGAACACGCTCTCGTCTATGTCCCCATAGATCTGGGAAGCTTCTCGAATACCTGAACCATTCTTAACAGCCTTGAACCGGAAAGGATACCTTGCGTTTCCTGTGTAGGTGCCCATCAGAAGATTGGCCGTGTTCCAGATATAGAAGCCTTTATCAGTCGCCCGGATTGTAACTGCCCTGCCCTGTGCATCTGCCACAGCGCCGCCGCCACTTCCTGTAACTAAAGAGGGCACGAAATCTGTGGGGGTCAGCAGAGAACTCCAGACTACCTGAACCTGGCTGCCTGAATCTTTCAGCAGGAGGAGATAGTTATACGAAGAGGAAATGGCTTTAAGGCCAGTGAGAACTCCCGCGGGAGTGTAAGTTCCTGTGGTGAGAGTTATACCATCCTCCCTCTGGAGAACTCCTGTGTATGGGAGGGAGGATCCAGAGAGGTTATACAACCAGATATTGTCACCATCAAAGATTCGGATAACACCCGCAGTGATAGCATAACTAGCAACGGGCCCAAAGTTCGGGGCACTCGTACCTCCCACTACTCCAACAGTCTGCCAGGAAGAGCCAGTCCACCTAACTGCTGTCTGTGCTCCAACACGAAGAGCCAGTAGTTCAGTCAACTGACTTTTGGAGGACTTGATTTCCAGGAAAGCTGTAGGGCCAGCCCAGGGAAGGGTTGCCAGATCAAGATAGCCTACACTCTTGTACCCTTCAATAGTTGGCAGGACATTCTCCAGATAGATTGCCTGAGGAATGCCTGGCGAAGAAGTCTCTCCTGTTGGATCCAGCCTCCTGTCGTAGTTCTGATCAGGCCCTGGGATTATCACAGAGCCAGCAGAACGGGACAGGAGGAAAGGATACGAAGCAGCCGAGAGGTTTGCTCTGTATGATTGTTGCGCCACAGCTCTGTTCCTATTAGGAGATTTGGGTTATGGTGAGCCAGTTAGATTGCGCCTGGGCAGTGAGCAAGTTCTGATCCGCATCTTCCACCCGATTGGTAAAGGCAACAACAGTCAATGCGTCATTCGCGAACAATCTCACAGTGCGGGAGATAAACACGCTAGCTTGTGCTGGCCCTGTGGTCTCATAGAAAGGAGCCCTCAGACCAACTGCCAGGTCAGACCCGTTAACCCGAATGCGAATATTCCACTGAGTGTCTGCTTGCTGAGCCATTGCGTTGGAAGATATGGACGCATTGACCATGTAGTAGCCAGTTTGCTGCGCAGTGAATGTAGTACCATCAAACTCACCACGAGTATCCCGAACTTCAGTGTAGATCAAAGTAGTAAGAACACCTGAGAGCAGCCGAGTGGTGCCACCCAGAATCGTGCCTTCTACTTGGCCAAGTGCAGCAGTTGGAGATACAGACAATGCACCTGCTGCTATGAGTAGCCAGCTAGATCCATCATAGATAACCTCAGCCCATTGGTTCTGGCGCAGGTTTATCAGCCCACCCACAGACAAGTCAAACACACCCGCACCTAAGCGAGTAACTTTGTACCTTGCACCAATGTATGCCGTGCCGGTTGCAAGAGTCAGAGTCCGAGTAGTAGTGAGTGTCCCGGTGTGAATGATTGTCGGCAGATCAACATACACTACGAGAGTGTAGTTGGCATCAGTGCTAATTACCGTTGGGTTCTTATCTTCCACCCAGCGCCACTTAGATACAGTCGCCGCCAAAACTCCGTTCTGGTCAGGTTCAAACAGCAGGCTGCCTTTCTCTGCAAGGGGCAACAAGTTGTAAGGAACCATACCCAACCTGCGGGGAGCAGTAGTGGCCCGATCATTCTCAGTTACAGACTGGAAGTAGGACCCTTCATCATTGATCTTGCCAACTGGCGAGCCAACATAAGGACGGAGAGCACTCTCAGTATAAGGAGATTGACTACGGAAACCGCAGCCGACAAGAGCTACTCGGCACTGGTCAGTTGCAGGACTGTTAGTGTAGAGTACATTGTACAGCGTGTACTGAGCAGCCAAGTACCGGACAAAGGTAGCACCAGTAATGCAGTGCGTAGCCTTATACAGGTTTTGTGTTATCCACACATCAGCTTTGCCGCAGTTACCCTCAAAGTAAGTGCCATGCAGAACAGCGCCAGTGGCACCTTCTATACCGCTGTCCTCAAACTTAAGGCCCCAGCAACTTTCGCGCAGGCCAGCATTATCTGCCAGGCTGACACAATCCAGGCCGTTGCCTTCCACACTGCCGCCGTACATTGTGAATGCCGCACCACCAATGATGTAGCCGCCGTACCTTCTGTTGGATGCAATTGCAACTGAGTGGAAGGAGATAGCATTCGGCCGGCTCACATTAACAAACTCGAAACGGAATCCGTTAATGCAAGACCACAACCTGCCTGAGCGGTAAGTGCCAGACAGAATGTCAGTACCGTAGATGCCAGTCTCAAATCCGAAGATGGCAACATCCTCGAAGACCCAGAATGCCAGGTTATCAAGTTTGACGCCAATGGAACCAACCTGCCTGGGAACTGTGTTGAACAGGCTGATGCCATACAGATTGAAGAATCCGTGCAGCCCATCCACAGTGCCGCCGCGGTAATCTATCAGAGGATTGCCGTGAGTTGCAACCAACTGGGTAGCACCACCGCCTTCACCACGGAAGGTAATCCTGTTTGTAGCACCGTTCACTGGATCCACAGTCTCAGCGGAGTAATCCACCAAGAGGGAAGATTCCAGCCGATACTCACCTGCGGGGAAGAACAGAGTTCCGCCAGCAGATTTCACTGCGTTGATAGCCAACTGAACAGGGCCGGACAAGTTAATAGACCTGGTACCGTTCTGCACATCTGCTATCTCAACATCAGACAGGTACTCAAAAACACTGACGTAAGTTCCGACTCCACCGCCCCCACCTTCTGGGGTGTCAACTAGTTCCACATCTCCAGTGCCAAGGTTAAACCCCAGCAATTTACCCTTTCGGGCATCTGCGTTGGGGAGTTCAGAAACAGTCTCGCCCGATGGAACTCGGAGGAAATTACGGAGGATGGAGATAAACCCAGCCGGGTTCCAGATGCTAGCCATTACTCACCTTTCGCAACAATATTGGAGATACGAACTTTGTTCAGCTCATCACGAGCTTCCCCAGTCCACACGGCGTATTCACTATCCTTACCCACTTGCTTGAATATCCTGGCTGCCGCTAGCGCCACAATAGCAAATGGATGGTCTCGTGCAACCCAGCTACTAAAACTAGCTACAGTGATGTCTGGATTGACATAAGCCCCCACCAGAATATACCTCAGGGGAGTGCTCGATTTGATTTGGATGATATCCCCTGCAAGGTAGGCAATATCAGTCCGGTTGATCTTGTATGCATCTGTGACAAGCTCTGGCACAACAATGTCCAAGAACTTACCATCTCCTGTTCCGCTTGCATCACTCTTGCGAATGTACTTGATGCTGCGGAAACGAGGCATAGGATTCAGGTAGTCAAATGCCTGGAGGAAATCCTCTACCTCTAAGTCAATGCCAGTTTCAAACAGATCCTTGTAGAAGTAATCTGCTTGATGAATAGAGAGGGTGGCATTCCGAACCGCAGATTGAGTCTGGGTAGCCATGTCAGGCCGATTGGTAATTGCATAGACCTCATTCTGCAGTTCGGTCAGCGTCATTTTGTCCTCTTACTTCTTGGTAGCGCCAGCAACAAGTTTGCTGACTTGGTTGTGCAACTGAGTGGCATCTCCACCAGCAGCCACTGAGGCCATATCTCGGGTAGATGCAGGATTCAGGTGGCCCTGAACTGAGGTGCCCCGATCATTCTCAGGATTCAGGTGGCCTTGCATCTCAGCCATAAGTTCCTTTCGGAGACTGTTCTTGAGTGCCTGCATTGGATCTCGATCACCCTCAGAGATTGTCAGCATATCTGGCTGAGTGTAGATGCCCCGATTCTTGCGGGCCATCTCATTGAGGAATTGAATCTCTTCCTCATCCTTGGTGTAATAAGTACCATTCACAAACAGGATTCGGCCACCACTGGTAGTGACAGTCTGCATGGATTTGATGGTGCTGAAGAAAACGTGTAGCTTAGATTCTTGAGTTGCGGCATTCATGGAGTAAAGCTCCTAGTGGTGGTGGGGGAAGGAGAAAAGCCCCTCTCCGGAAAGAAAGGGGCCTGGTAGGGGATTAGCCTAGGATCAGCAGGATTTTGTTAATGTCCTGCACAAGCTGAGTTGCAGCCAGAGCAGAGCAAGTAACTTGCCCGGTGGTTGCATTCGGGGTCAGGACAGTAGGTGAGCCGCCAGTCCGAATGGTGATTGAAGAAATGTAGCCTTCCGCAGTTGAAGGAAGGCCCGGAGGATTGACTTGAATAATAGCCATTTCCGGGCCCCTTATTAACCTGCCGCTGCTGCGGTCAGGCTGCGAATCCAGGCATTTGCCGGAGGATTCTTAACAACACAGGTCAACTCAGTGGTCACCGAACCGCCAACTGCGTCGATACCGTTGTCAACTGCTTGGCCATTCTGGTTGAACTCTTCCCGCTTGGTCTTGCGACCGCCCAGATAGGCGAGGCGGAAAGTGCTCAAGTCCACTGCAACTGCTTGCTTCGACCAGTCAGCATTGCTGTTGAACAGAGGATGCTCAACCATGTTGAACTGACCACGAGCAATCTTGAAGCTGCTGAATTGCAGGCCGTAGGAGTTCTGGCCGTCAGCAATATTGTAGGTGCCATTCAGGCGACCAATGTTGTTCAGAACTTTGCGAGCCTCCGAACCAACAAACAACACACGCTGATTGCCAGCCTTCGGGTCAGTGACTTGGTTGAACACTGGATCCAGCATGGCTTCCAACTGGGTGTAGTTGGTAGTTGCAGCAGCAGTGTAGACGTTCACAGCAGCGAAACTTGGCGGGTAGTAGCTCAGATTACCCACGATACTGAGCAGACCATCCATGGTGCGGAAGGGCTGGCCGTTGCGAGTGCCTTGAGATTTGGCACCAAAGAACAGTGCTTTCTCAATGTCTGCTGCGTGGAAAGCTGCGCAATCCATGCGGTTCTCAGCGATCAGGCTTTCACCTGCGATCACTTGAGTTGCCTGAGCCGAACCCGAAAGTGCCCAGGTGTTACGGAAGATTTGCGTCAGGTTAGTGATGCGAACCGGGTTGATTTGCAAGGCGTTCGGACGAATGCTGGATTCTTCGAAAGCATTGCCAACTTGATAGAAGTTGACGTTGTCTGCGATTGCAGCAGCCGTAGTGCCAATGCCACGGCCAACCAGAACTTGAGTGGTGCTCAGAATCTGGTTGATGATAACAATCTCACCAGTGGATTCAGCGCGCATCAACATGCCAGGAAGCAGGTTGGTGGTGCTAGCCACAGTGAAAGTGTTGGCAACACCATCTGCAACTGCTGCATCCAAGTTCATGTTCGGGAAGATCATGGTCTTGGTGAAGAAGCCGTGTTCAACTTGAACAGCAGTTTCTTCCTGCAGCATGGAAGTCATGCCGAACAAAGGTGCCTGGCCATTTGGCATCAGGCGGGTAATCATCGATGCAAACGACTTTGCTACGTAGTCCGTAGTGTTGTTTGCCATCGTGGTATTGAAGATACCTACAGTCATTTCAGTTTCCTTTCTTGTTTAGAGAACAGTCCAGTCGAACGTAGCTGAACCCGTGCGGGTAATGCAGACAACGCTGAAGCTGGAAGCTGGAGTGGTTGCACGACCACGGAGAGTAACACCAGTGGCAGTTACCCAAGTACCTGCGAATGCATCCTGGATGGAAACAAACATAGAGATGGTATCTCCAATGCCCATGTCACCAAAAGTCTGCAAAAGCACAGTTGCAGTGGGAACAGTCAAGTTACGACCAGCACTGAAACCAGTGAAGAAGACTGCACCAGCACTGATTTGCGCATTGGTGATAGTCTGGTTCGTGTCAGCGGTAACTTCCACTGGCAGAATGTTAGACATGAGGCCAGAAGCTGGGCCGGCCACCGAAGGTGGAGCACCTGCATCTTGCGTGAGAACGCGTTTCATACCCATGATGGGTTCCTTTCAGATTGAAGAAGAAAGATCAATTCAGGAAATCACTCCAGTCCTGGTCATTACTAACAGGCTTGTTAGCCTGAGAGGGAGCAGGAGTAGGAGAAAACACTTGCGCAGCGCCTTTCATCATTTCACTTGCCATGTCCGCCAGCTCATCCGAAGTTGCATTCGGATATTTTGCAGCTAGCTGAGTCTGGATCATGTCCACGATGGGAGCGACTGCTGGATTTGAGAGGGCTTTGTTGTTTGCCAGGAGTTTAGCCTGTGCAGCTTTTTGGTTAACAAGGCCAGGAACCTTGCCCGCAAATTTCTGTTCGGCTTGCGAGAGCGCCTGTTCTACGATCTTAGATGCCGCGACCGTTGATTGTCCGTAAACTGCCTGAGCAGTTTGGTTGAGAAGTCCGGCCAGAGCTTGAACTGCTTCATCTCCGCCGCCTTGAACTTTAGCCAAAGCCTCTTTGCTAAGGATTCGGGTAAAGTCTACCTTTCCAGCCGCCTCCATAATTTTCTCTGGAGTTGCACTGAAAGAATTGGTTTCTTCTTCAACTTGCTTAGGAGGTTGCCACACCTCCCTAAACTGCTCTAGTGGGGATGCTGGAGCCTGACTGCCCTGGGGAACTACGCCATTTGCATCAGTCTTCCCTGACTGCTGAGCTTGCATAGTAGGAGTTTGCTGAGCCGGATTATTGCTAGTGGGCGCAGGTGCGGGAGCTGGCGGCTGGTTGGCCTTTTGCTGAAACATCCCACCAAAGATTTTTTCCATTACTGACATGTCGCGGTTCCTATCGAGAGTTTGTGTTAAGTTGCAGGGTCGCTGCTTCGGAGGTTGTCAACAGATGCTGAATTGCATCTATCTGACCTTGGTGCCAGGCTATTTGTTGGGCAAAATCACCTGGGTTTGCAGGATCAAAAACCAGATTAAGCTTGCGGGAAGCTATATCTGCCAATTGATTCTGCAGGCACTGGGTCTGCACTAGGGAGAGAGAAGATCCCTGAAGGATCTCCTGCTCTGTCATAGTGTAGCGGCAAAACTGGGAGGGTTGGAGAGTTGCCATTATTGGGTTCCTGCCTGACGAGCCGCCGGATCTTGAGTTGCTGGATCAAATCCGAATTGCTCTGGGAGAGGTTGAGGGGTATTGAAAGGAGAACCTTTCTGGATTGCGAGTTGAGCCAACTGAGTCCACTGACCAACTGCCTGCTCATATGCCAGTTGCTGAGGAGACTTCTCAAATGGGGACAGGTCTACATTCTCAGTCTTCATGATGTAGGAGAACATCGGCCCAATGTTGTATGCCTGGGAGAGTTGCTGAGAGCTGGCAACTGCCTGCATTGCAACTTTCAGGGTGTCTGTTTTCATGATCTTCTCTTTGGGAAGAAGGCCATCAGTCACTTTGAAGTTGATAACTGCCTGCCGCAAAGCCAGAGGATCTACAGAGACTGAGCCTTTCTGGGAGGGAGAATAGTAAGTGCCTTGCTGCTGATACTGAAGAATGTTGAGTTTCAGGATTTCCTTTAGGGGAGTGAAGACCTGAGCTTCCAGGAGGAGAGCAGTTGCTTGATCATTGGAAGTTGCATTGGACATCACAGTGTCCCACTGCCCATCAGTTTTATTGCCCTTAACAAACTGGCCCTGGCGCGCCTGATTCTGGCCTAGAAGAATATTTCCAAATTGAACAACTGACTGGATCTCCTGCATCGCAATGCCTGCCTGATCATCCCGGAAGGGGAATGGATAAACTGCCTCTCCCACAGGCTTACCATAGGCAGAGGGACGAACAGGAATCTTTGCTGCAGGATTAGGATTATTGATATGTGCCTCAGTAACACGGGAAGGATCATAGAGTACCCTGTCAGTTGCAGCCCTGCGCCGCGAGGCAATGATGGAATTCATGAGAGCCGAAGCCACATCCTGGAAAGGTTGTGCATCTTTGGCCAGGGACTTAGTTTGATAGCCTAGGCCATCTTCATAGGGTTGCGCGAAAAGGACTGGGAGTTTCTCGTGGGCATTAGTTTGTCGCTCCACGTAGATTGGGACACAGTGATTGATCCAGATGATTTTCCAGATTTGAGGGGTCTTGGGAGATGGGGCCTTGATATCAAAATCAATCGGCATGATCCGGACATACTCTGTGGAAACTTCATAGAGGTTCTTGTAATTCACCTCCACTCCACCCATGCTGCGCTGCTTGAGTCCTACCCAACCGTCCCAATCTTCGCCAATGCGATCAAAGTTATCCAGGACAGTATCAGGATTCAGGACAGGAATGTAGTAGCTGTAGCCTTCTCCGCTGGCGCTACCGATGAGGGAAGGAGAGTTAAATGCGGCCGGAATGTTTTCAATCAGGCGGCCCGCAATGTCCAGGCGCTGGATAAAACTAGCCAGGGCGGACTTACTCATGATCTGAGTGTGGCCAGCAAACTCCCCCGAGCCTGGAATGTCATACGGCAGGCAGCGAGTATCGAAATATGTGTTGTACATATCCCAGGACTTCAGCACATTTCCCTGCCAGATGATTTGCTTGGGGCGGCCCTGCCCTGAGGCAGCTTGGGCCACATCAGTTTCAATGGCGGCCGTGGCAATCTTGTCCCAGGAAACTTCCAGGGCTGCTAAGTTGTAGCGAAACGCCTTACGGAAAAAGAGCAGGAGTTCCCTCGACCAGCCGGCCCGAATGGAGTTTTCCTCAATCACAGCCTGAAACTGCTTGGCCTCATTAATGTACTGAGGGGCCGCAATAACTCCGAAGAGCGGGTAATCTTGCAGGAAAACCGCCGCCTGATAATTGACTGCGGAATCTACCTGTGGCTTGATAACTGGAACAGTGATGTTCTGGAGACGATCTTTATCCCCATAGCGATTGGCTTGCTGAGCCCGACGATGTTCCTTGGTGTAGTCATCTTCTCTCAGATAAGCCCGGTCAACTTCCTCCATGAATTCCCGGAGACGATACTGCCGATCCAATGCACGCAGAGCGTACTTATGGAACTCCTTGAGACCCTCTTGAGATTTCTTGGAGATGCTAAATGGTTGGGATATTGCCACAAGGGTTCCTTAAAAAGGTGAGTTATCTAGGGCTGCTAGAATTGGGAGGGCAGCAAATTCCTGCTGTTCCAGAGTGAGAGAGGAGAGAATGAACTCTCCGTAGATTTCTACCACTCGCGGGGCATAACACAAGAGATCCAAGATACCATCTACGTTGTTAGTTTTTAGCGCATTGAATGGAACTATCTGCGCACAAACTTGGGCCCTGCATTCCTGGTGGAGGTGAACTTCCCCTGCCAGGAGTTGCTTGAACATGGTTAGAATCCTGGAGTTCTTACTCTGGGAGCCTGAGTAGATATCCACTACTTGGATACCAATGATGCCCCACTGAGTTAGGTACTGCTGAATAATCCAGCCCAGTACATACTGATAGGCGTTGGACTCAACAACTATGAGACGGCACTGGTTTTGTAGAGCTAGTTTAATAGCTTGTTCTGCTGTTGCACCAGGGGATAGCCTGCCCTCCACTATTTTCCTGGCCAGTGGTTTGGCATCATATACTTCGAAATATCCTATGGAGACTGCATCCGCATTGGCCTTGTCAGTTGCAGGATCAATGATGATGAAGTTACCTTGGTGAAGAAGGTCTTCCTGGGACTCCCACTGGGGAATCTTATTGATATCAATGAAGTTATTGACTGAGGCGTTCTCATCATTCAGAACTTCCGCGTGGAAGATTTCTCCTCGGCCCATGGCCATGTCATTCTCATACTCAGTTAAGAGCTGATTGATTGGCTGGAGGTCTTCCCAGAGTGAGGAGCCATCACTAAGAATGCCGCCTGCAATGAACTTATACCAGGTAGGATTGCGTTTGAGTTTCCGCAGGATGGAGTGCGGAGTTGGGTACATGTTGGCAATGAAAATGAAGAGACACCCTTCTGGGCTCTTGGCTTTCATTGCGGTACCAATCATCCAAGTCTCCAGCTTCTGGGAAACTTCTGCTGAGTCTGCATCTTCCCGGGTCTGAATGTCATCAAAGACCATTACATCTGGGCGGATGTTGTTCCTAGTAATGCCCCGAATGTCCGACTGGGCGCCGGCCCCCATGAGAATGATCTTTCTTCCACGGAAACCGAATTCTTTAATGTCCTGCCTGTCAATTGTGAGGCCGACCCGCCAATCTCCAAAGACTCTCTTCACATTTGGCTCGTCTAACATTCCCTGGATGTCAGCCAGAATGTTGTTTGCCTTAGTCTGCGTGCCGCAGATTATGAGAATGAAGGATTTCTTGGTAAAGAGGACACAATAGAGGACAAAGACCTTAATTAGCATGGTCTTTCCAAAGCCACGAGGTAGGCCAATTGCTAACTGGGAGAAATCTCTGGCTTTGTGGACGTAAGAAAGCAGCCAATCCCAGATTGCTTTGAAAACTGGCGGGAAAAGGTAGCGAAAAACGACAGGCATAGCAAGAGCAGCCAAGAAATCCAGGCTGTCTTTGGACAGTTGCTGAACTTCTTGGCTGTTAAAGGATGCTTCCTGCAGGGGTTCCGGCTCAGGTGCGGGCGCGGAGTCATCTAACTCCAGTTTCTGGAGGAGAGATTGCTTCATTTAGATGTGGAAGAGGAAGAAACTCTGCGGGCCAGCATGAGTTGGATGGCCAGGAGTTGATCCTTGGCCCGCTCTTTGTGAACTTGCGTGGCTTTGTTAGCTGGTGGCAAGATGTTGGCCGGGAGAGGTGGGAGACGGGAGCACATTTTGAGCATCCTTTCGTTTGTTTATCATGTCTTGAATGTGAGATGATTGTGCAGTAATTAGGGTCTGTTGTCCAGCCTCCAGAACTTGGCGGTTTCCATCTAACTTAAATTGGTTCACAATTGTTACTGGCATGGTGAGAGTTACGACTGTCTGCTGCTGAGTGATCTGATCTGGCGCCGAGGCACCCCTGCGCTTAGCCTGATTGATAATCTGAATGGCTCTCAGAACTTCCATGGGTTTCGTCATGAAGATGAGGCAGTCTCCCAGCTTCTTCAGGAGTTTATCCTCCATTGCATCATAGGCGGAATCCCGCTCATTGTGCTTCTGGAGGTTGTAGAAGCGCTTTTCCGCCACCTGGGCTGCAAAGTCTGCATCTGATAGGAGTTGCGAGATGCGGGAAACTGAGAGGCCCACGGCAGATGCCGTTTGTTCCGGCCCAATGCCTTGGCCTAGAAGTTCCAGCGCGCGAGATTCTTGGGAGGTGATTGCTTGTGTCATGCCTGGATTATGGAAGGATGGGGATCCTGAGGGGAGTGGGGATTTTAGTGCCTGGGAAATTCTGGAAAAAGTTTAGAAAAATTGGTGAGGGTCTATAGGATAGCCAGCCCAGCCCCGACCAAAAAAGCCCCTACCCCCTGGGGTCTTAATGAGAATGGTTTCGCATTATCATCTGGCATGGGGGTAGGTTTCGCATGGTGGAATGCAGGCTGTTACAATTGGTTACAAAAGAAAGTGAGAGTGTGGTGAAACAACAACGGATTTTTGGGGTAAGCTAGCGTCTGGTTTGGTTAGTAGTTGATTAGTTAAGTAAGTTTCTCTCTCTTTCTTTCTCTAGGGGTTCAGGATGACAGGTAATAAGGGTTGCAAGGAAATAGGGTTCTCTGAGTTGTTTGCGGATACCCTGCTAGCCCATGGGTACGAGTGGAGCAAGGCCCTGTATATGAAACGGGGCATGAGTGAGCAAGAGTTTGGAGTATGGTTTCTGGGTTTCTGTATCTCTCAGGCTCAGACAGTTTAATTCAATAAGGTAAAGGAGTTATATATTATGTTCAAAGTTACTAAGACTGAAACGACTGAAACAGTTTTTAACTTGAGGGAATTAGAATTTCATAACTGGCCTGAGCAAGCAAAGGATATTGCGTATAGTATACTGAGTGTGCCTAAGTATAACGAACAATTCAAAAAGGAGTTATTCAAGCTGGATTGGTTAGTCACAAGGGTAGAGAAACTACAGATTACGATGGAAGAGTTTTAAGTAACTAGCCTATAGAATCCTCCTCGGGTTCTATGGGATAGTTTACTAAACTATCATTCCTAACTTTCTTTCTTCTTTCTTCTGGAGTATCCAAAATGTCAGTTATCTCTAATGTCCATACCCTTGTTCCTTTCATCAGCGGGGAAAGTAAGCCCATGAGCGGGCAGAGGCTTGCCAAGGTAGGTTTTAAGACCACAAAGGCCATGGAAGCTAAAGGATTGAAAGCCCTTCCAAGTGTTTGCGCCTCAGTTCCTTTCCTCTCGCGTGATGATGTGATGGGCCAGATTGAGGCTTTGTTGCCTCATGTGGGAACCATGCTGGAGAATGTACAAGATCAAATCATTCGGTCTTTGTATGAGGGAAAGAAAGGCGCCCTAGAGAATGTGAGGGACGAGGATATCTCAGTTGCACAATGCATTGCCTTTATGGAAGCAGAAGCAACGGGTTCTAGGCTCAGTGCTGAATCCATCAAGGCATGGTTCTCAACCTCTCTTGCCTCTACCTTTTCTCAGATCATCATCATGGATGCCCTGAAATACGGCGCAGAGCCGGCCGCACTGACTGAGGAGCAGAATGCGACAGTGCAGAAGCATGTGGGAGTGTATGGGGAAGTTATGGCTATGCTTGCCGGGAAGGGACTCACCCGGTCTAGTTTCAGTGACAAGCAATGGCAGAGACTGAACCAGATTCTAGACCTCACCTTGGAGGAGAGCCCGGAGGATAGTTTCGCGCAGAAGCTCAAGGACAAGATGCAGGTGATTAGCAAGGCAGTAAAGGTCGAGGACATTATCTAACCCCTCTCATCTCCTCCCCCATAAGACCCGCCTAGTGCGGGTTTTCTGTTTTCTAAGGTCTCCGAAGGGTTACAGTCTGACAGGGGGGCAGGATGCTAGCCTATCAGCCCGCCAGCCCGCCAGCCTATGCACCCCCTCCCCCCTCCTGCGGCCCCCCTCACCCCCAGAATCTGCCTGAGGCAACACTAGTTATCTCCTCCTTCCTAGTCCTGCCAGACTATCTAGATAGATAGGGGGAGGGGAGTTTTAGAAGAATAGAAAGAATCCTTCAAATTTTGCATACCCCTAAATCATGCGTCATGTATACATTACTTATATCTCTCAGTCCTATCTTCTCCACACTCCTAAACTTCCG